GCTATTGATAATAAGATAGAGTGGTTCTGTCTTGAGTGTCTAGCTGAGTGGTCAGAGGATGCTGATGAGTATGAGATCATCACTGCCCAGCAGGAGTGGATGATGCGTTACTATGGAGAAGAGTGATGGTAGTACTACTACTAAGTATCTTTGCAATGATAGCAGTAGTATCTGCTTGTGGTATGGCTAAGGATAGTGAAGCAGCAGTACCCTATCAGTTTGCTTTAATGATCCTAAGCATTATTGTAGGCAGTGTTATGGGTATACTAAGTATAGTTTAAGGGGGCTTAACCATGAGGGGAACTTTAGAAACTCAGTTATCACTAGAACAAGAGATGATAACAGCAGGTATAGAACGATACCGTAAGGATTTAGACAAGGCTGTAGCCAGTAAGTCTGAGTCTCGCACCCAACATGGACAGGTCATTGTATCACGCACTGTTAGTGCTGTTGCAGCAGGAGTAAAGGAACTAATAGACAACCCTAAGTCCAACAGGGATATAACTTACGGTCTCATAAGAGACATGAACGTAGAAGAGATAGCATACCTGTCACTGATTACCCTGATTGATGGTATCTCACACAGGCAGGGGCTACTGTACCTAGCCAACATCATTGGCGGTGCTATAGAAATGCAGGACAGACTAGACAAGTGGGTCAGTAACGAGGGTGATGTAGCACGGAACACAATCAAGCTGGCACTGAAGAAGAGCGTTGGTGCTAGACGTTATGGCCTGACACACAAGATGAATAAGGATGGCTTCAAGCATACTGAGTGGGCTAAGTCTGACCGCATCCATGTAGGATGTAGGATGGTTGACATAATCATCAGGACTACTGGCCTTGCAGAACTACAGAAGCAGCGGTCAGGTAAGACTAAGACAACCACAATTGTTAAGGCTACCTCAGAGACTGAGGCATGGATCAATGGCTTTAGGCAGTACACTGAGACAGCAAGGCCACGCTTTGCACCCTGTCTTATAGTACCTAAGGACTGGACAAGCGTAACAGGTGGTGGATACCACAGTGACTACATACCAGAGCTACCGATAGTGAGGCGAAGATGAGTGTAGGTGAACAGCTAAGAAGACTAGACAATGCAGACTTGAGGCAGGAATACTCATGCCTTAATGCACTACAGCATACCGCATGGCAGATCAACAAGCCTGTGCTAGAGGTACTGCGTACAGTGTGGGATAGTGGACAGCAGTGGGGTAAGTTACCTGCCAAGGATGACCTACCTCTGCCCATGTATCCCTTTGATAGAGACCCTAGAGAATTGACTGGGGCAGAGAGACAGGAGTTCTTGCTATGGTCACGGCAGCGTAATGCTATCTACTCCCATAACAATCGCACCGTGAGCAAGCGCATACAAGTAGAGCGTACACTGCAAGTAGCTGAGGACTATGCCAAGCATGATGAGTTCTATTATGTATGGCAGAATGACTTCAGGTCACGCAAGTATGCAAGCTGTACCTTTCTCTCTCCTCAGTCAGCCGACTGGAGTAAGTCGCTACTTACCTTCCGCAATGGTGTAGCTATTAACAATTGGGATGATGCAAGGTGGTTGTGTATTCATGGTGCTAACCTATATGGTAACGACAAGATCACACTAGACCAGCGTGAGGGCTGGGCATGGGACAAGTCAGATGAGTTTGTTCGTATTGCTGAGAACCCTTACGACAATCTACTGTGGCTTGAGGCCGACAAGCCTTATCAGTTTCTTGCATGGTGCTTTGAGTTTGCACAGCTAGTACGGCAGGGCTGGGGCTACCTCTCCACCCTACCTGTGTCAGCAGATGGTAGTTGCAACGGCTTACAGCACCTCTCAGCCATCCTTAGGGATGAGCGTGGGGGTAGAGCTACCAATCTACTACCTGCCACCCAGCCTCAGGATATCTACACTGAGGTAGCAATGGAAGCTATGGCTCGTGTGCTACTAGAGGACACAGAGATGTCACGACAGTGGAAGCGGTTCGGTGTTACTCGTAAGCTAACCAAGAGACCAGTGATGATCGTACCATACTCAGGTACTAAGCACTCATGTCGGGCTTACATTCAAGAAGCAATGGAGGAACAGATCAACGAGACAGGTAACAATCCCTTTGGTGATGACCTGTTCCCTGCCAGTGTATACCTTGCTAACTATGTATGGGATGCTATCAGTAATGTAATCGTTGCAGCTAGTAAGGTGATGGACTATATCAAATCAGTAGGAGATGTATATGCTGACGTAAACAAACACATGGAGTGGGTCACACCCACAGGCTGGCTAGTGTTGCAGTCATACAACAACACCACAACCAAGCGCATCAAGACACACATCAATGGTGAGATCGTCAAGCTTAACATGCTTCAGGAAGGATCAACGGTATCACGCAGACGTACAGGTTCAGGCAGTAGCCCTAACTTCATCCACTCTCTGGATGCAGCAGCTATGACCAAGACCATCAACGCCTGTGTAAACCGTGGCATCCTAGACTTTGCTATGGTACATGACAGCTACGGTACACACAGTAGCCTCATGCCTATGATGTCTGACCTTATACGTCAGGAGTTTGTTAAGATGTACGAGGAGCATGATGTGTTGACTGAGTTGAGGGATCACGCTATACAAACTTTAGGTACAGAGGATGTCCCTCTGCCACCAGCACTAGGTGACTTAGACATACGCAGGGTACTAGAGTCTGAATACTTCTTTGCTTAGTCTAAAGTTCCCCTATTGCCATTTAACCAAAAGCTTAAGGAGCTTACATATATGGAAACGAAACAGATGAAGATTGCAGGGTCAGCACTATGAGCAAAAGTGATGGAACCTGATACAAAGTTTGTGCCTGAGGGACAGTACACTATCAAGGTAGTGATGCCTGTCACTGAAGCAGCAGAACTGTGTGAACAACTAGACAGCTACGCAAACCAGAAGCTAGCTGAAGTTGTCAAGGAACAACCTAAACTCAAGGCTGTCCTGTCCACTACTCCTGCCTACACTATTGAGTATGATGATGATGGTAACGATACTGGCAATGTCACATTCAATTGTAAACTCAAGGCAGTTCAGGTACTACGTGATGGAACTAAACGAGTGCAGAAACCTTTTGTCTGTGACTCGAAGGTTAAGCCTATCAACCCTGACACTCTAATCGGTAATGGTTCCAAGGTGATTGTCAAAGTACAGCCTAACCCTTACATGATGCCAGCCACTAAGACTGTTGGTGTGTCCCTTAAGATGCTGGGTGTACAGGTCATTGAGTTAGTAGAGTATGGTATGCCTACCACTAACCTCTTTGATGAAGAGGATGGTTACATCTTTGAAGCAGTAGCTAAGGATGACAACCAAGATATGTTCAATGATGTAGATGATACCGCTAATGCTGAAAACGAAGGGGACTTTTGAGGCAAGGGTCATCGAAGACCTTAACGAGCGTGGCGTTTCATACCAGTACGAGCCAGACAAGATGGCCTACTATGTGGAACGTCACTACATCCCTGACTTAGCAGTCGGTAGTATGATAGTAGAACTCAAGGGTTATCTTAGACAGGATAGCCAACGCAAGATGAAGGCAATCAAGGCACAGTATCCTGACTTGGATATCCGCTTTGTATTTCAGAAGGCAAGCTCTACAATACAGGGTGCTAAGAAAAGAAAGGATGGGTCTAAGATGACTTGCGGTGAGTGGGCAGACCGACAAGGGTTTGTCTGGGCAGAGGGTACTATACCAGAGGAGTGGTTACAATGAGTGTCATTGACACAGTAGAAGAGATCGTATCTGAGATTGATCTACAGGCTGAGTTCACTAAGAATGGCTTAAGCTTCTCAGTCTATGTAGATGACTTAGAGTTTCACGAAGCAGTAGACTATGATGACATGGCTTACATGATGTGCCATGATGCTGATAAGTATCCTGATCCTATCCTTGCTAGGATAGCTGATGGGTTACGCATGATGGCTACAATCATAGAGGAAGAACTGGATGCAAGAGGATAGTGAGTTCATCAGGCATGAAGCCTGTCCTCACTGTGGCAGTAGTGATGCCAATGCTTTATATAGTAACGGTAATCACTACTGCTTCTCTTGCCAGACACTAACCCCTGCTGATGGGCAGGAGATACAGGAGAGGGTAATGCCGAAAGCAAATGCTAACTTCCTACAGGTCACGCCCCAAGCTTTCGGTAAGCGTAGGATCAGTGAGGCTACTGCTAAACACTGGCAGTATGGCGTATCAGAATACCACGGAAGCAAGGTGCAGGTAGCTAACTACTATGACGATCACGGTACACTACAGGCACAGAAGGTACGCTTTCCCAACAAGGACTTCACCGTTATCGGTGACTTAAAGAAGGCTGGCTTGTATGGTCAGAACCTATGCCGTGATGGTGGTAAGATGATTACTATAGTAGAGGGTGAGCTTGATGCTCTGTCACTTAGCCAAGCCTTTGGTAACAAGTGGCCTGTCGTTAGCATACCCTCAGGTATTGATAGTGCTAAGAAAGCTATTGGACGTTCAATCGAATGGCTTAGTAAGTACGACAGCATCATCCTTATGTTTGATCAGGATGAGG